TTATACCTACAATTTAAAATAAAATAATTAATTAATATATGGAGAAGAAGAAAAGTAATTTAACTTTGCTATTAGAAAAAGAAGAAAAGAAAGAAAATAAAGAAAAGAAAGAAAAGAAAGAAAAGAAAGAAAAGAAAGAAGAAAAAGAAGAAAAAGAAAAAAAAGAAGAAATTAATAGTTATTCGTCAGAAGAAGATTTTGAAGAACAACAAAATATTAGAGTTTATAATCTTGATAATTTAAGAATTCGTCAAATATCTAAGTTAAAAGATATACATTCACTTGAAAGTATATTACATAGCTTTTTTAATGAAAAACATTTTGATGAAGAAAGAAAGGAAAGGTATGATAATGATTTTGACAAATACTTTAATAATGTTTTAATTCAATTTAGACCTGATATTATTAAAAAGGAACTATCAATAACCAAAAAAAAAAATCAAACACAAACTGAACCTATTATTATTCCTAGTACTTCAGTTGACACTCCCGATAGAAAAAATGAAAGAAATAAAACAATTAACAAGTTATCAAAAAATACAAAAAAAAAACCATCAATACCTTTTCCAAAAATGGATAAGGGCGGTGCTAAAACAAAAAGAAAAAATATGTTTTTTAAATTTTCAAAAAAAAAAAAATATAAAAATAAAACCTCCAAAAAAAATAGAAAAAAAAAATTACAAAAAAAATAATTTAATTAAATATATACTTATTATATTCATTAACAAATATATATTTTACCATGTCAAAAATATTATTATTTAATTCTCGTTTAATTCTCGTTTAATTCTCATTTAATTCTCATTTAATTATTTTTAACATTATTTTCCAAATAATCTTTCCAAGATTTTTTAGTACCACCATCATATGAAAATGCATAGTTATTATCTACTAACCAGTTATTCACATTACACTCATCTTCATTACAATAAATTTCTACTAATAATCTTCCATATTTATCAAAATCACCGCATTTTATTTTTACAACTTTATTTAATATCTTTTCTCTTAAATAATCGCGAACTTTATATCCATATTGTTTTTCTATCTTGCATCTTGTTCTTAGTTCTGGTGTATCTACGCCACTTAATCTACAATTCCATTTATATAATTTATCATGCAAAGGAAAAATTGCCTTTACTGTATCACCATCATATACTGAATATATTTTTGCTTCTGTTTCTAATCCTTCTAATGAAAATTGTGGTACGTTTGAAATATTATTCCAATCCATTATAATAATAATAAATTAATATTTAAATTCATTTAATAACATTTAATAATATTTAATTTATTCAGACCAATCTATTATTATATATTTCTCTTTTATTTCTTTTTCTATAAAATACATAGTTTGTTCTTTATAATTAATACTAACATCTGTAAATTCTTCTTTTAATAAATCTATTGCATATTTAATTGAATACATTTTGTTTTTTTGTTCTAATTCAAAAGTTTCATGAACTGAATCCTGCAATTGTTTCATCCATATTAAATGCTTCTCGTTTTCTCTATCGTCATCATTAAAATACTTCCTTTTTTTTATTTTAAAAAAATCATTTACATTAAAAAATAATTTTCTATTATTTTTATATTTTTTTATTATTAATTCTTTTATTTCGTTATACATATTATTTCCAGTATTTATTATATATTTTAAATTACAACCACTATTTAAAATTTCCTTTGTAATTTTACTCATTATATTAATTATTTTAAAATCTTTTTAAATATTTAATATTTTTTATTCATTCTTATTTTCATATTCACCTACATTTATTACCTTATTATACAATATATCATATGCACAACTATTTTTCTCATATTTATCTAGATTAAATAATAATTCTAAAACTGTATTTTCATATACCACATTTTCTTTTAAAGAATCCATTATTTTATTATTTGTTAATAATTCTTCTATTATTTCTTTTTTACATTTATAATTATCTACAGTTATTCTCTTTTTTGAAAAAAATAATAATATACTCAATCCACTATTTTCTATTACTCTATTTAAAATTATTTGATTATCTTTGCATAATCTATTTATACAATAATTACTTAATTTACTGCTTATATTTTCATTATCTTCTTGCCATTTAACAGAATGAGCCAAATATAAATTTGATAATAAATCTGCCATATCGCTAGATAGCATTTGTTTAGATTTTAATGCACCACCATTTAAAGCAATAAAATTTGCCAAATTTGCAAAATGCAATGTTTGCTTTTCTAATTCTGTATTGCATTTATAATTAATTAAAGACTTAATATATAATAATATTGAATGCTTCATAATATTCATAAACTCTAAATTGAATCTTTCTGAATCATTATGCATTATACTTTCCAATACTGGAAAAATATGAGGATGACTTTTATTTAATCCTTGTCCAAATATCATTAGGTTTCTAGTTAAAACATTACTACCTTCTACTGTTATTCCTATAGGTGCTGATTTATAAAATTTTTCTAAGAAATTTGTATCACCTACACAAATAGCACTACCTGCATGTATATCCATACCATGATTTAAAACTATTCTAGCTCTTTCTGTTGTTTGCTGTTTCATAATTGCAGATATTACACCTGGTTTTTCTCCACTATCTAATAAATTATTTGTTAATTTTACACTTGATTGAATTAACCACGTATTAAAAAGCATATCTACTATTTTATCTTGTATTCCCTCCATTTTTATTAAAGGCATCTTAAATTGTATTCTATGCTTTGCATATTGTACAATACCTAATGTTGCTACTTTTGAACTTGCATTTGCAGTTGCTGGTAAGCAAACACCTCTTCCTGCAGCTAAACATTCCATTAACATTTTCCAACCCTCACCTACATTTTTTTGTCCTCCAATTATATTGTCTAATGGTATTTTTATAGTTCCTTTTATCGTACCATTTGGGAATCCTGTGTTTAAAGGATTGTGATATGTAGGTTGCCGTAAACCATGATGACCCTTTTCTAATAAGGCTAATGTTATTCCTTCTTTACCATTTTCTAAGATATTACATGGGTCTTTTAATCTAAATGCAATACCTATCAAATTTGCAACTGGAGCTAAAGTTATATATCTTTTATTTACAGTTATGTCTATAAATATTTTACCATTCTCATCTTTTATTACTATACCTTCATCTATTTTTCCTGTTGCATCTGAACCATTATTTGGACCGGTTAATCCAAAACAAGGTATAAACTCACCATTTGCTAATTTTGGCAAATATTTATCTTTTTGCTCTTCTGTACCATAATGATGTAGCAACTCGCCTGGACCCAATGAATTTGGAACCATTGTTATTATACCTAAAGTTGGATTATATGATGTTATTTGTGTTAATATATTTGCCGTTTCCTCTACTGATAATTTCTTTCCACCATATTTTTCATCTATAATGAAAGATAAAAATTTATTCTTACCAATATAATCTAATACTTCTTTACAAGTTATTTCAGGATTATTTGTTGTTGGATATATTGTATGTAAATTTCCATATTTACTAATTAAATCATTTACTGCATTACTTTCAAATTTGTTTTCAATTACATTTTTTTTTGGATATTTTACTTTCCCTTCAAAAATATTTCTATCTATACATGTTGTACCGCTTTTTAATGCAATTAATTCAGTATCTGAAATTTTTGGTATTAATTTTTTAACACGATTAAATATATATTTTTTAATCATATTATTCACAAATTATTATATTTATATTATTTTAACATAAATTATCATTATTCATTAATTCTTCACAAGTATATTTTCTCATTATATAAATTATAAAACTTACAATGCAAACTAAACCACTACCTGCATATAATCCTATTAGAAATTCATCATTAACTGACATATATTCTGATTTATTTAATTATTTTTAATTATTTTTATATATTACATATTTTCACGCTATTAAAAATATATAACTTATACTTCTTTATTTTTATAGTACTTAGGAAATTCTTTTATTAAATCTCTACATCCAGATGTTGCACCTTTTTCCATTAATTTTGTTTTTCTTTTTTTTGTAATTGATTTAACCCATGGCTTTTGACTTTTCGTCTTGCATTTGTTTTGACAATATATATCATGACATGTTTGTAAATAATTTTTTTCAAGAATATTTGCTATTCTAATATCAAATTTATCTCCTGTTTTACGAAGTTCCTCTATAGTCTTATAATTTTTACTAAATTCCTTTTCTACTTTCTCCCTCTCGGGCAAAAATATATTTTTACAGTATTTTTTTTTACATATTTGATTTTTATTAGAGACTATATTCTTATTTGTTTTATTTTTTGTCTTTTTGTTAGTTCTTCTAGTTTTTTTTATATTTCTTTTTTTCATAGTTTTCTTTTTTCTCCCACCTTTTCTTAATCTAGGTGGTCTTTCTGGTGCTTCTGAAAAAAGTGATTCTGCTTTATCAGAAAAAAATGGCTCTCCTTTATCTTCTACCTTTTTCTTTTTATTTTTTATTTCATATAGACAACGTGCTAATTCTTTTGCTAATTCTTTTTCTTCATTTTTACTCATTTATATAAATTATTAATATAATTATTTAAATAAAATTTAATATTGAAAATATGAATAAGTATTCTACACAAAATGAATTATTACTAACAACTTTAACTAAATTTTATGAAAATGAAGACCATATCACATTAATGCTTGGAATTATTAATGGTGATTCACGGATCTCTTTAAGAATTGTTGATTGGTTTGCAACTAATTTCGCAAAAAAAAATTATACTGTTTATACTCTTAATGAAAATAAAAGATTCAAAGTTTATAATGACTATAAACTTAAATTAAAAGCTTATAGTAAAAAAAGATTTGACCCATTTTGCAGGTGGGATAGAATAAATATTCCTTATAAAAACGGAGATTATATTCAAACTACAATCGGACAACTCAACTTTTTTAAGTGGGCAATTGAAAATCAAGTTATTAAATATATTGAGGAAAATTATGAATGCATTGAAAAAGATATGAATTCTAGAAATAGTAATTCTAGAAAAAAAGAACTAAATCTTGAAAATAGTAAAACTAGAAAAAAACGCGAAGAATTATCTTCACTCGCATCTAAAAGTATTAAAAAAGAAACCGTAGAAATTATTGTTAAATTTAACTAATTACCATAATGGCTTATTTTTCGGTAAATTTTTCAATGGAATTAATGCACAATCATTATTTTTTTTTTTATTGTTTAAATTACTTGTTTCATTTATTTTCAAAATTTCATTATTATTACCTAATTCAAAATTTAAAAAAATATTATTCCTTTTTATGAATAAATTCTTATTTAATAAAAAAAATATTAATAAATACATTTATTATTATTTATATTTTATATTTAAATTAAATTATAATAAAAATAACTGAAAAAAATATATTAATATGGGAAATATTAGTTCTAATGTTAAAATAGGATTTGAAGATATGCAATCTTCATTAAATAATTCTATTATTATTAATACATTAAACAATGAACAACAGAAATGCCTAATTAAAAATACTATTATTTCATATGATGAAGAAAATAAAATAAACACCTTATTAAATAATAACGATATTAATACTAATATTATCATTTATGGAATTAATTGTTGTGATGATAAAATTTATAAAAAATATGAGCAATTAAATAAATTAGGATTTAATAATGTTTTTATATACGTGGGTGGTATGTTTGAATGGTTATTATTACAAGATATTTACGGTAGTGATAATTTTCCTACAACTTCAAAAGATTTAGATATATTAAAATATAAACCAAAAAAAATAAATATTTAATATATATGTTTAAAAATTTTACTTCACATTCTATAAAAGAAAAATGTCATGATAAATATTTAAAATTTTCACAATGTATTAATAATGGGTTGTATCACGAAGAAAGTATTAAAGAGAAATGTTTGCAATTGCAAAACGAATATGAAAAATGCAAAAAAAAATCAAACTAATATAATTTTATTTTATTATTTTTATATATAATGAAAAATAATAAGGATTTGAAAAATAATATGAAAAATAAAAAAACTGCAAAAAACACAAAAAATACAAAAAAAATTATTACTATTGATTCTAATAAAAAAACAAAAAAAAATCCTATTCAAATTATAATTAAACGTCCATATAGACCTAAAGAAATTAATCCAGAAAGTGATTTTTATACATATGTTAATTACAAATGGATTAAAACAGCCAAAAATATTAGCTACATTGTGAAAAACGATAATTTTACATCTATGCAAGTTAGAGTTAATAAATCTTTGAACTACATGATTAAGCAATATATTTCTGAAAACAATTCTAAAAAATCAAAAGCTATTAAAAATATATATTATTCATTTAGAAATCTTAACAAAACTAGTCTAGAAAATAATATTAAAAAGGTTGTCAAAGAAATTGATACTTACCGAGAAAATAATAATTTGTTTAAATTCCTCGCACATATTAACTCTAATGAGGTTGTTTCTTTTATGTGCCCAATTCATTGGAATATTTTACCAGATGATAAAAATGCACCTAATTATGCTACGTTTTTAAATACTGGACGACTTGGATTAACTAATTATGTTGTTTATGTTGACCATGATGATGACAACCCTAAGAATAAAAAAATTATGAATAATTATAAAAAATATGTTCAATCTATTTTAGATTCATGCATGGGTAAAAATAGTAATCTTAAAGCAGATGATGTTATTGATATTGAAAAAAAATTGCTAGACCATATGGGTTGTAATTATAAAATAGGAGCACCTGAAAAATTTTATAACAGAATTGATCTTGATACTTTAGAAAAAAAATATAAATTCAATTATAAAACTTTTTTTAAAGAAATGAATTATCATGTATTACCAAAATATATTGTTTGTGATAATCCTGATTTTTTAAAATGCGTAATGGACGATTTACTAGAAAATTGGAATAATGAAAAGTGGAGAACTTATTGGTTATATATTTATTTCCGTCAAATGATACGTTTTCATGAAGATTTTAGATGCATTCATTTTAAATTTAATTTAAACTATATTGTAGGACAAGATGATATCTGGCCTAGATGGCAATATGGTGTTTTTGCAATACAATATGCTTTTAATTCTTTTTTAACTAATTCTTATATTAAAAAAAATAAAAATGAAACATATGAAAATTATGTTAGAAATCTTGCTAATGATTTAAGAGATGTTTTTAGAAGACGATTAGAAAATAACACGTGGATGAGTAAAAAAACTAAAGAAAAGGCTCTTATTAAACTTAAACATATTAATATTGTAATTGGAACACCTAAAAATATGATAGATGACCCTATTTTAGATTATAAAATTGATGATGCTTGGGGAAATGCATGCAAAATGGCTAGATGGAAAAAAAATTATGCTATTAAAAAAATGAATTATAATGTACCAGAGGATAATAGGGATATTGATTGGCGTGAGTTTGAAACTATGGGTAATCAACCATATATTGTTAATGCATACTATTTAGCTAATCAAAATATGATTTATATCCCTAGTGCATATATTCAAAAACCATTTATTGACTTAAATAATAGAGGTATTGAATATATATTAGCATTTTTAGGTTTTACTATTGCACATGAAATGACTCATGCATTTGATTTAAATGGTAGCAAATATGATAAGGATGGTAATAAAGTTAACTGGTGGACACCTAAGGATAGAGAATTATTCAATAAAAAAATTAAAAATGTTGCAAGACAATACGAACATGCAGCTAAAAAAGATAATATTAAATTAGATGGTATGTTTAGTATTGGAGAAAATGTTGCAGATATTGGTGGTTTAGCAATATGTGAACAATATTTATTAGAATTTTTAAATAAAAATCATGTTGTTGAACCTATACAATATCAATCATTTAAAATGTTTTATACTTATTATGCTGTTCAAATGAGGCAAAAATTAGATGAAGATGCTGTTGAAACACAAGTTGAAGAAAATCCTCATCCACCAACTAAGTATAGAACTAATTGTCCTCTTACGCGTTTAACCATTTTTAGGAAGATTTATAATATTGACCCAAAAGATGAAATGTATTGGAATAATACGGATACTATTTGGTAAATTTTTTTTTCTCTATTATTATTATAATGTCTAATCACCATAAGACTAGAAAAGTTGCCAGAACACATCGTGCTAAGCACTCAATGAAAGCTAAATCTGCTATGAAAGCTAAAGCTCATGCCAAAGCTAAAGCTGCTGCTAAAGCTACTGCCAAAGCTCATGCTGCTGCTAAAGCTCATGCTGCCGCAAAAGCTAAAGCTGCTGCTAAAGCCAAAGCTACAGCCAAAGCACATGCTGCTGCCAAAGCTAAAGCCAAAGCTCATGCTAAAGCACACGCTGCTGCCAAAGCCGCTGCTAAAGCTCATGCCGCTGCTAAAGCAAGCGCTAAACGTATGTAAGTTAAATAAATATTAAACATTCTATGTTATTTTTAATATTTATTTTTTATTCTTTATTCATTCTTTATTCATTCTTTATTCATTCTTTATTCTCTTCATCTTTTTTTGTTGATACATTCATGCTATCAAATAATTCATTTTTTATATTTGCAGATGGAACATTATCTGGAATTATTACATTTTCATCTGGAATATCATCAAAATTTACTTTAGACGTATTTACTAATTCACCATTTTCATTTAATTTTTGAGTTAATATATTTCCTGTCTTTTCTGCCAATGCCTTATTATCTTCCATTGCTTTTTCTTTTGCCTCCTTTACTCTTTTTTCAAACTCTTGTTTAGCATTTTTTTCATTATCTATCTTTTCATGCATTAATTGATTTAATTCTTCTTCCATATATTCTACCTTGTTTGTCTTATATGCCTCAGGGTCCCATGGCATCCATACACCTACTGGACCTACAAAAACATCATGATTTGGGTCTACTTCTCTTAATGATTTACACTTCATTTCTGCTTCTTCTTGTGTTGGAAAAGAACCTCTCACTTTGATACCTCTAACATTTGTTTGAAAATTATATTTAGAATTAAACATACTTTCTAATTCTTCTTCGTTTGTATCTAAAAAGTTTTTAAAGTCATCTTCTATTGATGATTTAATTAAATTACTTCTTTCCTCTTTTGCAAAATCTTCTAAATCTTTTTGTAATACATTTACGTCCATTTTATATTTAAAACTTATGAAATGTATAAATTGCTGGAATTTTTCTAATGATTTTAAGAAATCCCACTTTTTTAGGAATTCTTGAAAAATAAATAATTCCTTATTTTTTAAAACTTTTTCAGGAGAAATAAAAGATAAACATACAAATTTTTGACCACTTATTGATTTATCTTCGTCTAATAAATCTACATAATTTTGATCGCTTTTTTTTGGAAAATCGTTTTTTATTTTTGAAAACATTTATAATTTAGTACATTAGAAATATTTATATTGTTTTTATTAAAAATATTTTTTCTAAATAATTACTATAATGATGAATATTGATATGTTTGATCTTACTGAAATGATGAAAAGAGCCATCAAATATTTAGTAGAAGGTTTAATGGTTGCAATTGCTGCTGCCTTAATCCCTAGTAAATCTTTAAATTTAGAAGAAATTGCAGTTGTTGCTTTAACTGCTACTGCAACATTTGCTATTTTAGATACATACGTTCCTAGCATGGCTGTATCTGCACGTTCTGGTGCTGGTTTCGGTATCGGTGCTAATCTTGTTGGATTCCCTATGGTTGGTAAAATGTAAATTCATTTTACTTTATAATTAATTTTATTTGTATTATACTTTTTATAATACAAACTATTCTTTTTATTTCTAAAAACCCTTTATTACCTTTAAATTTGTACTATATTCAAAATCCTCTTTTTTCATTGTTCTTCTTTTTAAATTACAACCTAAACAGCTTATTACTACATTATCTTTGTTATGACCTATACTATTATCTATTCTATCTAATGACCATTGTTTATTATCACGATAATCTTCATATACTAACTTGATGTCCTCTTTACAATAAACACAAATTAATTTACTTATCACTAACTTTTCTATTAGTTCTTCTGTTTTTATTATATTTGTGTCATCTAATATATTCTTTTTTATATCTTGATTTTTATAACTATTTCTCTTTTTTTCTATTTCTCTCAAAATATTTTTTTGTAAAAAATTTAGATTTAATGAATCTATTAAGAACAAGTTGTTTAAATGTTCTATTTGCAAATTTTTTTTGTTCAACAAAATTTTGAGAGAACTATTTAATTTATTTTTTTCTTTTCTCTCCTTATTTGCCTTTTTTATATTATAACGATTATGTTGACCCTCTATTTTTATTATTTTATCCTCCATAAACATCTTAAAGAAATAATAATATAGTTATTTGTTTTATTTTTATTAAAAAAGGTTAGAAACAAATCACTCTATTATATATAAATGTCGTTTGAATAT